AACCCAGACAAATTAGAAGTTCCTAGCTTTGTCACAACTCTTTCTATTGCTTTTTCATCTAAATGCAACTTACCAGTCGAGTCTTCATACTTCAATGGAAATTTTACTTTTAGTTTTGGTGATTCTCCATCTTGTCCACGCGCACCCCGTGATCCTACCGATCCACGTTCTCCCCTATCTCCTTTGGGGCCCTTAGCACCAACATTTCCTTTGAGACCTTTAAGTCCACGATCACCTTTATCACCCTTTGTACCATCTTTTCCGGGTAATCCATCTTTACCATCGATCCCATCATTACCATCAGTACCGTCAATACCATCTTTACCCGGTGATCCATCGACTCCATCAACACCCGGAATACCTTGCGATCCTTCCATGCCTTGTAGTCCGGGTTCACCTTGATCACCTTTAGGACCAGGATCGCCCAGTAAACCATCGATACCCTGTGCTCCCTCTGGTCCAGGCTCTCCCTGTGGACCTTGCGGTCCATCTAATCCTTGCGGTCCTTCTACGCCCTGCTCACCATCATAACCGCGCATACCTTGCGGCCCTTCAGTTCCCATGACACCCGGATCCCCCTTTTGTCCGGGTGGACCGGGTAAACCGGGCTTTCCTTGAACCTGCTCAACCACCGGTCTAGATTTCTCAGTAACCTCTTTGATTACCGGTGTTTGTTTTCTCTGGGGTTTGCTTTCATATACTACTTCTAGTACTTCTTTTATTGCGCGTTGGGGCCCCTGTAAAAGAAAAATTTCACCGTGATCATTTATAATATGCACTTCACCCAAACCAAACCCTAACGATATTCTAACGTCGGGTTCGGTCTGATTTATCTGTTCTACGATAGAACCAACTGATAAATTTTCATGTATGTTTTTAGCAACAATGAATTGCATTATCTACTCTTTACGGTTTTTTTCTTTCCCTTGGGAGAAGCAGTTTTGGTTGACTTTTTTACTCCCCGATTCTTTTTCTTTTCTAGCTTTTCTTCGATGTTGATTTTTTCTTTCTTGATCTTCTCAAGTTCATGATCAATATTATTCTTGAATTCATCAGCATGAATTGAACTCAAAACTTTTTCATACTCTTCGAAATTTTTAGCTACCCGATCCCTTGCTTCTCCTTCGGGTACCATATTATCCTCTAGTAACTTTTTACATGCAGAATAACCAACATGAGGCTTTCCGGCATAATATGCAGAAGCAGCAACTTCATCTAAGACGGACCAAGTATAAACATCTTCCTGAACAAAAAGTATATCATCCTGTGGATATGGAATTTCAATTGCGTTTTTTGCAAATACATAAGCAATTGCAGGTCTACCATTCATTCTATTCAGTCTTGCTAGATGATACAGTGGTTCTGCTCTACTAGGTCTAGAAGCATGTGCCAAGAGAAATTTATCTTGTATTTGTTCGAATGGTTTACCCAGTAATGCATAAGCCATTGCAACTCGAAGCAAAGCAAAGAAGCACTCTTCTGGCCATCCACCCATCTCAGCTCGTTTCTGGTAGGCTTCTGCTGCCTTTTCCCATTGCTGTGAGTCAAAATAACTCTGAGCAAGGTAGAACTGATACCGAGCATTTTTTGGATCCTCTAGTAGTGCGTTTTTTAATGTCTCAGCATCACGAGAATATTTTTCCTTTGGATCAATTCCTACGTTTCTTGCACCTTCAGTTCTTGCTTCGAGATGATATTCACCTCCAAGTTTACCAATCTTTGGATTTTCCATTCCAACACATTGTGCATATTCATGAAGTATACCTTCATACTTCCATCCACAAGACAATCTAAATATCTGATTTCGCCACCAACTAAAATCACCACGATGAATAAGCAAAGCATATGAATCTAGATCTAGATTACTAATATCGGGAGTCCCTACGATTTCATCGTCGGCATCAATTACCCAAGCAAAATCAGCCCCGCTCTTCTCTGCGTATTGAAGTGATTCAGTTCTAGATCCCATTTTACCATTGTGATCACCAAAGCCTTTCCAGTCAGAGAGATAAACTTCACCCGGAACATTTAGCTCGTCCATGATTTCTTTAATTTTCTCTGGTGTACCGTCAGTTGATCCGGTATCAGTAATATCATAACGATCAATGTAAGGGGCAATTGATTTTAGACATCGTTCGATGACGTGTGTCTCATCTTTTACGATCATGCATAGAGTAATTGTTGGTTTGTTCATATTAAATCCTTATAATGAATATTTATCAGCAGCATCTAATTCTGCGGTTTCTGTATATGTATTTAGTCCATTCGTAACCACCTCTTCAGGAGCGGAAGCAACAACATCATCCAAACCCATTTCGACATTATTGAGAATCCAGGCATATGTTTTCTCGATACCTTCGCGCAGAGATTTTGATGGACACCAATTTAGTTTTTCTGCATGAGATCATTATCAGAGTTTCTACCCCGCACACCAGTCGGGCCATCAATATGATTAATATCGACTTTCTTGTTAGCGACATCACTGACAATTTCCACTAACTGATTGATGGTTACCATTTCCTCCGAACCAATATTCATTGGTCCCATGAAATCACTTTCCATCATTTTTCTCATCGCATCAAGACACTCATCAATATAAAGGAACGAACGAGTCTGCTCCCCATCCCCCCACATCTCAATTCTGGACACCTCCCCGTTGTAATGTGCGACTTCTGCTACCTTACGACACATGGCAGCGGGAGCTTTTTCTTTGCCATTGTTCCAAGAACCCTGAGGTCCAAAGATGTTATGAAATCTAGCGACTCTAATATCAAGCCCGTAGTTTCTATTGAACGCGAAGTAAAGTCTTTCACTAAACAACTTCTCCCACCCATACTCACTGTCGGGTGCAGCAGGATATGCTGAATCTTCAGAGCACTTTGGGTTGTCAGGATCTAGTTGGTTATATTCTGGGTACATACAAGCAGAAGATGAGTAAAAGATCTTTGGTGGATTCTTAAATTCACTTGCAACCTTAGCAACATTAAGATTAATCATAGCGGAGTTGTGCATAACATTTGCATCATTATCTCCAGTAAAGATATAACCTGCACCGCCCATGTCCGCAGCAAGCTGATAAACTTCATCAAAAGTAATACTCAAATCACCAACGGCAGCTTTCATTGCACGGCGAACATTTCGTTCACTTCTAAGATCAAGAACCTGAAAGTCGTCACAAGGTAGATCAGTATATTCGTGCTCCTTGATATCAACGCCACGAACCCAATAACCTTCGTCCTTTAGTCTTTGCACTAAATGACCACCAATAAAACCACCTGCTCCACAAACTAATGCTGTTTTCATTTTTTTCTCCAAAACGAATAAATTCCTTTGTCAATTTCAAATTTATCAAAATCTCGACGCTCTCGATTTTCTTGTTCCTTTGCCCAATTCCACATTTCAGTTAGACCATCCTTTAACGATGTATTGTCAACATAATCTAAAAGATCAACTGACTTCTGGTGAGTGGACCACGCGAACTTAGCTTCGTGTCTTTCTTCTAGATGTTTTATTTCACCACCACCCATAACCTCTAATAAAATATTAGCTGCTTCTTTGATTGAGTATTCTTTAATTCCACCTAGATTAATAATTTCCTTTGATGCTCGTGGATCTACTGCGGCTTTCCACAATGACTCGACACAATCATCAATATAACTAAATGCTCTTTTCTGTTCACCGTCACCGAAGATGGTTAGTGGTTGCCCATTTAAATGTTGATACATCCAAATACCTAAGACGTTCCTGTATTTGTCCCAAATATTTTGTTTGATACCATACACATTATGTGGACGAATAATACACCAATCAAGATCATGTTGCTTCCCAGCTATTTCTAAGTCCTGCTCACATGCGGACTTTGCAATACCATATGGATCGATAGGTTTTCTTGACATATCTTCTGAGAAAGGTGGATTCTGATCTCCATACACAGCCATACTTGAAGTGAATACTAAACGCTTAACGTCATGATTGATACAAATATTAATAACATTAACTGTACATAATG